TTGTATTATAAAAAGTATAATACAAATAAAATTAATTATAAAGTAAAATGAATTTACATTTTACCAACCATAGGGAATCCAACAAGATTAGCACCGATACCGAAACCAGCACCAGAACGTGCAGATACAGCCATGCTAGGAACGTATGTATCTAAAATAGCAAATGTTGCAGTAGCAGTTAAAGCAACAACTGCAATTTCTTCTAAATTTAAAGATTTACTAGGGATTAAGGCAGCAGCAATTGCAACCATTAAACCTTCTACTAAATATTTGATGGCTCTTTTCATCATTTCAGTAAGATCAAACATATCAATATTCATCATTATAGTAATTATTTAGAAAAAATATTTTTAATAAAAACAATATAAATATTTCTAATGTACTAAATTATAAATGTTTTCAAAAATAAAAAACGATTTTCCAAAAAAAAGCGATCAAAATTATGTAGATTTATTAGACGAAGATAAATCAATAAGTGGTCAAAAATTTGTATGTTTATCTTTTATTTCTCCTGAAAAAGTTTTAAAAAATAAGGAATTATTTATTTTTCAAGAATTCCTAAAAAAGTGGGATTTCTTAAAATCATTAGAAAAATTCCAGCAATTTATACATTTCATAAGTTTTAAATATAAAATGGACGTAAATGTATTACAAAAAGATTTAGAAGATTTTGCAAAAGAGGAAAGAAGTAATTTAATTAAATCATCAATAGAAGATGACTTTAAAAACTTTTTAGATACAAACGAAGAAGAATTAGAAAGTATGTTTAATTCTAAATATAATTTTCAAACAAATGTTAGAGGTATCAAAGTGAGAGGTTCTTTTCCAACACAAGAAGAAGCAGAAATGAAGTGTAAATCATTAAGAGAAGTAGACCCAAATCATGATGTTTTTGTAGGTCCAGTAGGTGTATGGATGCCATGGGACCCTGAGGCATATAAGACAAACAAGGTAGAATATATGGAAGAAGAATTAAATCAATTAATGCATGAAAAGATAGATAATGAAAAAAATGCTAAACAAGAGTTTGAAAAAAGAGTAAAGGAGGCAAAAGAAAAAGCAATGGAAGATAATAAGGCATTGGCAGAAAAGACAGGAAATATATTAACTCAAAAATTAAATGAAAATGGTGAATTAGTAAATACGTCTAAAGTAAATTTTGATGATATTCCAGATGAAAATGTAATAATTCCAGATAATGTTCCATCTGCAAATATAAAAAATGAATTATTTGATAGCATGAATGTATCAACAAAAAAAGATGAAGAGAATAAAGAATGAATAAAGAATGAATAAAGAATGAATAAAGAATAAAAAATAAATATTAAAAATAACATAGAATGTTTAATATTTATTTAACTTACATACGTTTAGCGCTTGCTTTAGCAGCGGCATGAGCTTTAGCAGCGGCTTTGGCAGCAGCGTGTGCTTTAGCATGAGCTTTGGCTTTAGCTTTGGCAGCAGCATGTGCTTTGGCTGTAGCTTTGGCTTTAGCAGCAGCTTTAGCTTTTGCGGCAGCATGAGCTTTAGCAGCAGCATGAGCTTTGGCAGTAGCTTTAGCAGCAGCTTTAGCTTTGGCATGAGCTTTAGCTTTCATAGCAGATTTAGCTTTCATTGAGTGCTTAGCACGATGTGTTCTGGCAACTTTTCTAGTCTTATGGTGATTAGACATTATAATAATAATAGAGAAAAAAAAATTTACCAAATAGTATCCGTATTATTCCAATACATTTCATCTTTTGGGTCAATATTATAAATCTTCCTAAAAATGGTTAAACGCGTAAGAGGACAATTAGTTCTATACTTAGTTGGTGGATGAGGATTTTCTTCAACTTGTGTTTCAACAGCATCTTCATCTAATTTTTGCCTCATTTGAACAGCATAATAAGTATAAAACATTTTAAATGATTGATATTGTATAGGTTCAACAACATGATTTTTATTTAAAAATTCTAATAAATATTGTTCACATATTGCTAAACCACCAATATCTGCAACATTTTCTCCAATACTAAACATACCATCTAATTTAATATTATCTTTTTTAGCTGCATGTTCGTATTGTCTTGCAACATTTTTAATTTTTTTATTGAATAATTCTCTATCCTTAGGTGTCCACCAGTTAACTTTATTACCATCCTTATCATATTTGCTACCATTTAAATCAAATGCATGAGTCATTTCATGTGCAATAGTAAAACCTAAAAATGCTAATATATATTCAATACCTCTATTATTTAAGTCAATAAATGGTTTTTGAATATATGCACTAGGGATATAAATCATATTTTGATTAGCTAAATAGTATGCATTAACAATATATGGTTGATTACCCATAGTTTCAAACTCACGCCAATCAATATCCCTATTATCCTCTGGTACATTATAATTCATTTTTTTAATAGCATAATTTTTTTTCCATCTAGCCATTTTGCATGCATTTCCCCAAGCATCATCAATTTTATAATCTAAAATAGGGTCATCTATCATATTTTTAGGTGTTCCAATTACAATATTAATATGTTTAAGTTTAATAAGAGCCTTTTCTTTAGTTTTTTTACTCATCCACGTGTTATTTTCTAATCGTCTTCTAAAAACATCTCTTAAATCATTAGCAAGATTTCTAACATAATTTTCATATGTTTCATTTTTATTTTTTTTAATATAAGAATTAGTTAAAAAAGAATTAAAAGCATATTGTATTGCAAAAACACCATATTGCCATCTAGGCCAGATATCATCTTGTCCTACAATATAGTTTAAATTAAATTTAAAATGAATGCATCTAAAATCTTCATGAAAACGTATCATTTGACGGAAATAAATATATAACCAATAAGTTCTCCACTTTTCATTATTCCAATTTTCTAGTAAATCGTCCATTACGCATTTTAAAAAATCAGGATTATCACAAACAATATATTTTGGTAATACATGATAATTCATTTCTTTAAAAAAAGTTTTATAATTGAATTTATATTTTTTTTCTAAAGTATCAAGATCAATTCTGTTATAAAATTTTTCAGGTGCTCCTATTTTATAATTACAACCCATATGGTCTAGCAATTTTTTTTCAATATCAATAACATCATCTGCTTTAAGATTACTATTTTTACCCATGCATGAATCTAAAATAGATTGAACATATTTTTTATAATTATTCATAATTTTTTTATTCTTAGGGTTGTCATCATCATGGTCAACATAAACAACATAATTAGTTAATCCAAGTCGTCCAGTATTTAAAAACGTAGCATAATTAGGTGCATTTTTATCATCTGGTAAAATATTCCAATGAATTGGGCACATAAAAGAAACAACCTCATTAGAGTTAATATGTGCGAGGAATTTAAACAAATTATTATTTTCTCGGTAAGTATCAATTTCTTTGACAACCTTTTTAATATTATTTTCTAGACTAGTTTTGTTAAGATTTCTAAATGAATAATATATATTTTTAATAGCTTTTGATTTTTTAGAATTGTTTTCAGAAATATATTGCTTAATCATGTAGTTCAAAGATTTATTAACTCTAACTTGCATAGATGTAAAATTATCGTTTTTCACAATGTAGCTAATATTTTTGGCTGTTTTAATCCATTTGTAATTAACATATGTATAAAAATCACTTTCTGGATTAATTTCTTTAGGTCTATATGGACGTTTAATTATAATTTGAATAGGATTTTTTTTTGTTTTTTTATTAGAATCAATAGTAATAATTTTTTTTGTATTTTTTGTGTTTTTTGCAGTTTTTTTATTTTTCATATTATTTTTCAAATCCTTATTATTTTTCATTATATATAAAAATAATAAAATAAAATTATATTAGTTTGATTTTTTTTTGCATTTTTCATATTCGTTTTGCAATTGCAAACATTTCTCTTTAATACTTTCTTCGTGATACAACCCATTATTAATACATTGTGAAAATTTTAAATATTTATCATGACATTTTTCTTTTATAGAATGTGAAGTAAAATTTTTAAACATATATATTAAATATTTATTTTTTTTGGTTTATATTTTAATATATCTAAATCTTTTGAAGTTGTAGGAAAATTATCACTACCGTAAATATCTTGTAATAATAACCATTCAAACATACCACCCACGTATATAAAAACATTATTAAATCCTAATTTATTTAATTGCTCATATTTTTTATAAATTTTATCATCACAACAATTAATTCCATAAATGATAATATTAGTATTAATATCGTTATTATTTAATAAGGTGTTTATTTTATTTTCTTCATCATATGAAATAATAGTATTTTTAATTAGGCATTTCTGTTGTTCATTGTTTAATGTATTAATAATAATAGAATTATTTAATGAAGATTGCATATCTTCAAATCCTATTTTAACATTAGAACTAATATTTCCCATATTAATATATTTTTTTCAGTTATTTTTATTATAATTTAATTTAAATATAAAATATAAATAATAATAAATGTATTTATTAATATTTTTTTTATTAAATAAGAATTTATTCATAAAAAGGAATAATATTTTTTTAAATTTTGAATTAGGTAATAATAATGAAATTTTGAAAATAAATGAAACAAGTAATTTAAACAATAAAAAAAAAAATAATGATTGTGCATTAATTCCATTGAAAAATTTACCGAAAAATAAGCCATTATGGTAATTAGTTAAATTTAACAATAATTTCTACGGTTTCTTTTTTAATACTTTTAGATGCGAGTGAAGATAATTCTTCGCGTTTTTTTCTAGTTTTACTATTTTCAAGATTTAGTTCTTTTTTTCTAGAATTACTATTTCTAGAATTCATATCTTTTTCAATGCATTCATAATTTTCCTCAATATATTTAATAACTTGATTTTCAATTGCCCACTTAAAAAAGTTGAGTTGTCCGATTGTAGTTTGAATATAATCTCCGTTTTTATAAGGAATATTTATTCTATCCCACCTGCAAAATGGGTCAAATCTTTTTTTACTATAAGCTTTTAATTTAAGTTTATAGTCATTATAAACTTTGAATCTTTTATTTTCATTAAGAGTATAAACAGTATAATTTTTTTTTGCGAAATTAGTTGCAAACCAATCAACAATTCTTAAAGAGATCCGTGAATCACCATTAATAATTCCAAGCATTAATGTGATATGGTCTTCATTTTCATAAAATTTAGTTAAAGTTGTTAGTAATAATTCATTTTGTGTAGAATACTTATTCATATTTTCAATATTAAATTTTATTTAAATAATTATATTAATAATTTATATAAATGAGTAAAAATGAAGAAAAAGAATTAGCAAAAGAATTAGCACGTTGTCTATATGAAATAAAAAATAAAAAGAAAAAGGTAGAAGATAAAGGAGATCCATTTTTTTCTGATAAAGCAGAATCACTTTTTTCAGAAGCACCAGAAAGACCACCTAGATTAAGAAAAGGTGGGAGAAAAAAGAAAACTATGAAAAAAAGAAATATAAAAAAAACTAGAAGAACTAACAAAAAGACAAAAAATAAAACAAATAAGAATATAGTCTCTAATAAAAATCAAATATGTAAAAAAAAATACTGTAAAAATATATTTTTGCCCGAGAGGGAGAAAGTAGAAAAGGAATTTAGTAAAAATTATAAGACTATAGAGGAACTTCGTAAAACAGGAGATAAATTTGATATTAGAATAGCAAATATTCTTGAAAAAAATTATTTACAAACATGTCATGATATATATTGTCAAAACAAATGCAAGACGAAAAGTCAAAAGCCATGGGTTAAATCAATTACAAAAAAAAGAAAAACAAAATTAATGGAAAAAGGTGCAACATCTGGATGTAGAGATTTAATAAAAGAATTTCCTAAGTACTATAAAAATAAAGAAGTATAAGTTATATATTTTTAATAGCGTGAAAATATGTAATATATAAAAATAATTAAAAATAATTAAATAAATCAGAATATATGTCAGTTAATGATGAATTTCTAATAGGATTATATGCAGGTAGTGGTTTAGTTTGCATTGTAAGTTTTATAATTTATATAATGAGAAAATATACTTGTGAAGAATTAATGAATAATGATAATTTATGTTAAAATAATATAAATATAATAATTTGTGAATAATATGATTAAAAAATATATATTTAATCGTGTTAAAAAATTAATACCAAAAATTTCAGATACTGAATTAATTGCATTAAAAAGCGGTACAACATGTATAGATAGAAATATTTTTGAAGGGAAAGTAAAATATCCAAAAAAAAATGTAATTGAAAACAAATTTGAAAGTAATGCAGTAAATGATTTAATTAGTAAATATGGAAATTTACATACAATATATCCAACAACAAATAATCCTGAAATAACTTGTAAAGAAGTATTAGATTATATTGGTAAGAATAAATTTTTATCTTTCATTATAGATGAAAAATATGGTGGAAAGAAATTATCAGTAGAGGAAACGGCAAATATATTAACACAAATAACATCATATAATCCAACTTTAGGTATAATAACAATGGTTCCAAATTCATTGGGTCCAGGCGAGTTGCTACATCATTATGGTACAGAAGAGCAAAAAGATAAATATTTGCCAAAATTAGCAAATGGTGAGTTTATACCTTGTTTTGGATTAACCGGTCCAAATAATGGTTCAGATGCAACAGGAAAAATAGATGAAGGTATAGTAATAAAAGATGAGAATGGTAAAATATTTATAGACATAACTGTAAATAAAAGATATATAACTTTAGCTCCAGTTGCAAATTTGATAGGTATTGCATTTAGATTAAAAGACCCATGTAATATCTTAGAAAATGGTAAAGAAGGAATAACATTAGCCTTATTAGAAAAGGGTCATCATGGTTTACGGCAACCTACATATCACAATCCTTTAAACACAGGATTCCCAAATGGTACGATAAAAGGAACTATAAAAATACCATTAGACAATATAATTGGAGGACAAAAAAATGTAGGTGAGGGTTGGAAAATGTTAATGGAATGTTTAGCTGCAGGAAGAGGTGTTTGCTTACCAGCAACTGCAAATGCAAGTTCAAAAGTAGCAACATTAGGTATTGTACAATATGCAAAGCATAGAATACAATTTAAGATGCCTTTAATAAAAATGGAGGGAATACAAGATAAAATAGTAGATATGCTTTTTAATACGTGGTTAATTCAATCAAGTGTAAAATTAACAAATAATTTATTAGATAGTGGAGAAAAACCAGGTGTAATATCTGCAATTATGAAACAGCAAACAACAGAAAGAGCTAGAATAGTTTTAAATCATGGTATGGATATACATGCAGGTAGTGCTATTTGTGTAGGTGATACAAATTTCTTAGAAAAATTTTATAAATCAGCACCTATAGGAATAACAGTAGAAGGTAGTAATGTTTTAACTAGAAACCTAATGATATTTGGACAAGGATTAAATAAAAGTCATCCTCATATTTTTCCAGTATTGGAAAGTATAATGCATAATGATTCAGAAAGATTCAATTTAGAGTTTATGAATATTATGAAGCATTCAATATTATTATATATTAAGTCTTTAATTAATTATAAATGCAATACAGAATTAGAAAAGCAAACATTGCATTTTGCAAATTTGGCAAATTTTATTGCTTTAAATGGTGGTGCATTAAAATCTAAACAAATGCTATCTAGCGATATGGCAGATTTATTATCAAATTTATATTTGGCTCATTCTGTTAAATGGCAAGAAGATAATGAAAATATAAGCAGTAAATTAAGTAATTATTGTATAAATAGATTATGCAAAGATAATCAAATAATTTTAAATAGAGTAATAGAAAATAGTGGATTGAGTATATTATTATTTTTTTCAAAAAAGAGAATAACTGTAGATAATTATAAATGTAAAAAAGAAATAATAGAAGAATTATTAACAAATAATAAAATAATGGATTCTTTAAAAGAAAATGTGGTATATGAAAATACAGTTTTAGAATTATTATTTAATCTAGATAAATATGAGAAAAATAGTTGTGCATATGATATATTGTATAATAAGGTAATAAATGTAGGTGAATATGAAAATAAGAATGAATAAAAAATATTAAATATTTAAAAAGATTTTAAAATAATTAATATAATGAGTAAAATTACAAAGGAAATTTTAAATAGTGGTTGTAATTTAAAATATATAATAAATACTGGAAATAATATGTATAACGAAATAAAAGAATTAATAATAAAAAAATATAAAAATAATAGAAAATTATTTTTTAATGTAAATGATTTTTTTAAAATAAAAAAAAGGAAGTATTTTAATGATGACGATAGAGAAAACGAGAAGCATTTAATATGGATGAAACAATTGCAGGATTCAGTTCATGAAACTTTTGAATTAGAACAAAAAAACAAAATGTATTCAATTAAATATGCAATAGATTTATTAAAAGAAGAATTTACAGATGTTAGTATTAATTATAAAGAACAAACTATGTATTTTATAGAAAAAGAAATAAAAGAGAAATATATAATAATAGATTGGTCTGAATAAATTAAATATTATTAAATGTTATTAAATGAATTTAAATATTAATTTATTATTATTATAATGGATTGGAATAATATTTCAAACGTACCACAATTTTCATTAGAAGGATTAGAAACAGAAGCAAAAATATATTCAGTATATGATGGTGATACAGTAAAGGCAATTTTTCCTTTGCATGATAAATTATATAAATGGAATTGTAGATTAAGTGGCGTAGATACACCAGAACTAAGAACAAGATGCAAGATAGAAAAACAATATGGATATAAAGTTCGCGATTATTTAAGAGAAAAGATATTAAATAAAGTTGTAAAAATAAAATGCGGTGATTTTGATAAATATGGAAGATTATTAGTAGAAATTTATTGTAATGAAGATGAGTGTAATGTGAATAACTGGTTAGTAGATAATAACTATGCATTTTCATATGATGGTGGTACTAAAAAATCTTGGAAAGATTATTTGGAAAATAATGTTAAAAATAATTAAATGAGAATTAAATGAGAATTAAACGAGAATTAAACGAGAATTAAATAATAATATTTTTGACATGGTAAAATATATATTTGTTAATGAATATAATAAGTATATATTTAATTAAATTATTTTTTTTGTAATTTTTTTTTTCTATTTTTTTTGGAGGTTTTATTTTTATATTTTTTTTTTTTTGAAAATTTAAAAAACATATTTTTTCTTTTTGTTTTAGCACCGCCCTTATCCATTTTTGGAAAAGGTATTGATGGTTTTTTTTTTGTATTTTTTGATAACTTGTTAATTGTTTTATTTCTTTCATTTTTTCTATCGGGAGTGTCAACTGAAGTACTAGGAATAATAATAGGTTCAGTTTGTGTTTGATTTTTTTTTTTGGTTATTGATAGTTCCTTTTTAATAATATCAGGTCTAAATTGAATTAAAACATTATTAAAGTATTTGTCAAAATCATTATCATACCTTTCCTTTCTTTCTTCATCAAAATGTTTTTCATTAAAAAAGCTATGTAATATACTTTCAAGTGAATGTATATCTTTTAACTTAGATATTTGACGAATTCTTAAATTATCAAGATTATAAACTCTAATATTTTGTTGTTCTTCAAAATCTTCTTCTGACGAATAACTATTAATTTCTTCTTTTTTTTCTTTTTCTTCTTTTTCTTCTTTCTTTTCTTTCTTTTCTTTCTTTTCTTTCTTTTCTTTATTTTCTTTCTTTTCTTCTTTTTCTAATAGCAAAGTTAAATTACTTTTCTTCTTCTCCATATATTAATTAATTATTTTATTTTAAATTGTAGGTATAAATTCCCAATCTAGTTCATCACATATTTTTTTCCAAATATTATCTTGTTCAATCCTTTTTTCTCTATCTTTGAGCATTGGAAAATAAGGTAGAAATTGTTTTTGTTCTAATAATTCGCATAATTTATAAACAGTATAGTAATAATTTAAGAAATTAACTCTATCATCGGGGCAATATTTTGCATAAGGACGTTGTATTTCCATAAAAAGATTGCATAATGTATCTTCTAATTCTGGTGTCATAATAGGTGGTTTAATTCCAATAATATCTTTAATAAAAGGTATATGTTCATAATATTTGTTATATCCTAATTTTTTGAGAATTTCTTTGGCTTTAATATTAGTAATTTGTTCTCTTTCTATTCTTTCTTTTTTAATTTGATTTTTAATATCTTCAATAACTTGTTCAGGTATTTGTGTTGTTTCTTTAGCTTGAAATTGTGCTAAAATTTCTCTAAAGTGATTAATTCTTTTATATGCGTAAAAACAAACTTCCTTTGGAGGTTCTTTGTAAGATGGTTTTTCATTTTCTACTAAATAATTAATACTTTTATGACAATTATTGCAAACAAGAAGACCATCTTCATCAACAGGTATTAGTTCACCTTTGTTGCAAAATCGGCATACATTTGTTTCTTGAACATAATCATTAATATCAAAATGATTTTTATCAATATTAGAAAAGAATTGTTTAACATTTTTATTTTTATTGTCATTATTTTTATTATCATTAATGGTTTCTTTTTTAAAGAAAGCATCTAAAATAACACTTTTGGTAAGCCCATTAGATATATTCTTTTTTTCTTCAAAATATTCAAAAATATGCTGTGCATTATCTAGTAAATATTCTTTCTTTTTTTTTTTAATTTTTTTTATTTTAGAGTTAATTTTTTTAAGATTATCTTGAATGTCTAATTTTTCTTCAATTAATATATTTTCTTTTTCTAAAGTCTTTAGGAGATTTTTTTTTTCTTCAAGTAATTTGGGTATTTCAATATTTTCTTCATCATGAAAAGTATTTAACATTTCATTATGCTTATTATCTAACGTTTCAATGGTTTTTTTATCAACTTTAATATTTTTATTTGTCTTGGGTTTGAAGTTAGGCATATTATATAGTAATTAATATATTTATATACTTTTTGTATATTACTATTTATGATAAGGTTTAGAGTAAAAATGTTATTCGTTATATAAAAATAAATTAATTTAATTTTTAATTAATTAAATTATTTTTCAAAAAAAAAAAATATTTAGTAATACTATAATGGGTGGTGGTCTCATGCAACTCGTAGCCTATGGCGCACAAGATGTTTACCTTACTGGTAATCCTCAAATTACATTCTGGAAAGTAACATACCGTAGATATACTAACTTTTCAATGGAATCTATTGAACAAACTTTTAACGGCCAAGCTGATTTCGGTCGTCGTGTAACATGTACAATCAGCCGTAATGGTGATTTAGCTTATCGTACTTACTTACAAGTCACATTACCAGAAATTGGTCAATCAATGGCTGCTTCTGGTGAAGATGTTTATGCACGTTGGTTAGATTGTCCTGGTGAACAATTAGTAGCTCAAGTAGAACTTGAAATTGGTGGTCAACGTATTGATCGTCAATATGGTGATTGGATGCACATCTGGAACCAATTAACCATGACTGCTGAACAACAACGCGGATACTACAAAATGATTGGTAATACTACTCAATTAACTTACATTACCGATCCTGATTTCGCCGCTGTTGATGGTCCATGTGGTGGTTCATCTGCCCCTGCACAAGTATGTGCTCCACGTCAAGCTCTTCCTGAAACAACTTTATATGTTCCATTCCAATTCTGGTTCTGTCGCAACCCAGGTCTTGCCCTTCCTTTAATCGCTCTTCAATACCACGAAGTAAAAATCAACTTAGATCTTCGTCCAATTGATGAATGTTTATGGGCTGTTAAATCTTTAACTGAATCATCTGGTAATCAACAAGTCACTGCTGCCTACAATGCTTCTCTTGTAGCTGCTTCTTTATATGTTGACTACGTCTTCCTTGATACTGATGAACGTCGTAGAATGGCACAAAACCCACATGAATACTTAATTGAACAACTTCAATTCACTGGTGATGAATCTGTTGGTTCTTCATCTAACAAATTGAAACTTAACTTCAATCATCCATGTAAAGAACTTGTTTGGGTTGTACAACCTGATGCTAACGTTGACTACTGTGCTTCATACACTGGTGGTTCTATGTTATACAAAACCCTTGGTGCACAACCATTCAACTATACTGATGCCGTTGATGCCCTTCCAAATGCCATCCATGCTTTCGCAAGTGGTGCAAGTGCTTTAGAATCATCTGATGCTTTCATCACTGGATCTGGTCTTTTTGAATCACCATTTGCTGCTGATGTAGCTGGTGCATCTGTATCTGCACCTGGTGGTAAAGCAGAAAGTGCACAAGCTGGTGTTTCTGATGCTGGTACTTTCGTACTTTCTGAAGCTGCCCTTGATATGCACTGTTGGGGTCTTAACCCAGTTGTTGTTGCAAAATTACAACTTAACGGTCAAGATAGATTCTCTGAACGTGAAGGTACATACTTTGACCAAGTACAACCATACCAAGCACACACTCGTGCCCCAGACACTGGTATCAACGTATACTCCTTCGCTCTTCGCCCAGAAGAACACCAACCATCTGGAAGTTGCAACTTCTCCCGTATTGATAATGCTACTTTACAACTTGTTCTTTCCAACGCTACTGTCAGCGGTACCAACACTGCCAAAGTACGTGTCTATGCCGTTAACTACAACGTATTACGTGTCATGAGCGGTATGGGTGGTTTAGCTTACTCCAATTAAGCAAACGGACTTTAAACTACACTATTTTTAGTTTTAAAGTTAATAATTTATAAGTAAAAGTATAATATTTTGTTTTTCATAAAATATTATAAAAATTGATTTATAAAACTTAAAAATAATTAGTATAAAAAAGAATGAGTGAACTTTATAACAATTTTATTGACTTACATAACAATATTTTGGAAAATATAGTAGATAAATTATCTACTAAATTTTGTTTTGATAAAAAAGATGCTATTAATTTTATAAAAAATTCAATAAGCTGTGATACATTATTGTATGAAGAAAGAATTGATGTAATTGATTTAAATAAACATGATGAAAATAAGGAAAATATTCCACCTATAAAAAAAAATATAGTAAAAAAGGAAAAAAAAGAAAAGAAAGAAAAGAAAGAAAAAAAAGAAGTTGACCCAAATGCACCAAAAAAGAAAAGAGGAAGACCAAAAAAAGAGCATATAGTAATAATTGATTCATCTGACGATGAAGAAGAAAATAATAATAATTGTAATAATGAAATGATTAATAATTTAAATAAAAATTTGAATATAAATGATAATTTGACAAAAAAATTAATTGATTGTGTAGAAAATAAAGATATTGAAAGTGATATTGAAGATTTTAAAGTTTGATTTTTAAAATAAGATGTAAATGATATTTATATTTTTTTTGGTTTTAAATTTTAGGCAATTAAAATAATAATATTATATATTAAATGACTACAGAAAATAAAAAGAATACTTTTTTAAATGCAATATTAAAATATGAAGATCAATGGTGTGATTTCTGGGGTATTTTTAATCCATATTTAGACCCATTTACACACATGAAGTTTTCTAAAGAATTACCAATGTATGATTTAACTGCATATCATAAATATCCTAAGCATAATTTTGTATATGATAAATTATGGATTTGCAAATCTCAAGGACTTATTTGTGGTTTATTAAAAGATGTAAAACCAAAATCAAATATTGAATATCCTATTTTTATAAAACCTAGATGGGGTCATAAAACAGCAACTAGTAAAAATTGTTTTAAAATAAAAAAATATGAAGATTTGATTCCTTTTAAAGAAGATGAAGATATGATGTGGAGTGAATTTATAGACGAAACTGAAGGTATGACTGATTATATTTTGCATAATGGAAAAATAGTATATCAAATGTCTTTGAAATATTCAGATAAGCAAAATGGTTTTATAGATGAATGGAAATATATATCACCTGATAATAAACCACCTATTAAATCTACAAATTGGGTTAAAACACATTTAAATGACTTTACTGGTGTGGTAAATGTTCAATATAGAGGAGAGAAAATAATTGAAGTTGGTTTACGATTAGCAAGAGGCGGTGCTTATATTAAAAGCACAGATAGTGTAGAATTAGTAGAAAATATTAATTTAATAATTGATAAAGGTTCATGGAATTATGAAAAAGCAGAAAAAATAAAATACCAACCATTTTACTCCTTTAAATGCTATAGTAGTTTTCCTATTATATTTTTATTTCCACAGCACTATGTTGATAGTATAATGAAAAAATATAACTGTAAAGATTTTTACGAATATTATTTTGAACCATCTGGAAAATCTGGTATGGTATTTTTCCAATTTTTAAATAATGATTTTAAGAAAGGCATGGAATGCAAGAATTTTCTAGAAACTTCTTTATTAGCATGTCATTTATTTATAATAATTATGTTTTTTTTAATATTATATTTTTATTCAGAAAATTCCAAATATACAAAACACGTTATTATTTTTACAATGATATTTTTGTCTTTGAGGATAATTAATCCATTAACAACCCAATATAGTTTATGGAAGGCACAAAAACAACAATATTTTGGGAGTTAAATAAATTTTATTCTCAATAAATAATATAATGGTAAAAACAATGAAAAAAAAATATTCCAAAAAACATTCTAGAAAAAATTTAGGAAAAAAAATAAGAAAGGGTGGTCAAAAAAATAGTAAAAAAGATAGTCCTGATGATTTTACATTTGACCAGATATATCATCAAAGTAAAAAAGATAGAAGTATAGGAATGGATCACATGACCAATGTTAATAACTTATCTGAAAATTTTATAAAAGAATTAAAAGATCTTAAACAAATTAGAATGGCAAAAACATTAAAAGATAAAAAAGGTGGAAAAAAAACTAGAAAAAATAGAAAGACTAGAAAAAACAGAAAATAGATATCTAATTAATAACAATTTAAATTTTTTATTTTGATAATTTTATGAAAAATATTACCAAAATCTTGTAATGCGTATTTTAATGCAATATTTGGAACAAAAAATAGTTTATTATCTATAGTGGCATTGAAATTTAACATTAAAATATTATCTGAAAATTCACTAGTAATTATTAAATGGAAACTAATGTAAAATGAATTAATTTTACCTATAAATTTATTTTCATTTCTATTCCAATTTTGTTTTATCTTAACTTTTTTAAATAATTTTGGTAATAGTGTAATATTTGGATTAGAAATGTATTCAACTTGCTGAGGATTATTTAATAGAACTTTACCTTGAATAGATGGAGTAAATATAGTATTTTCATTTCCAACTTCTTCTAAATAGCTAAAGAAAAATTCAGTAGAACTAATAAAGTCGATTAATTCTTTATTATTTTTAAATGGTGTTTTTATAGAATGATTTACTGAATATTTTGCATAGCAATATGTTATGAAAAGCATTAATATAAATAGATTCATTATAATATAATTATATTAATGAATTTATATGTTTTTAAAATTAATTTATTAAGACCAAAAATTAATGTTTAAATGAATTGATCTCTTATCACAATTTATACAATTAGCATAAATTAAGTTTCCATATGTTTTGGGTTGATATTTTTTAGAACACAAATCGCATATCATAGGATATTTATTTATAATCATATTACAACAAGAACAAAAATTCATTAAAAAATTAGTATTAAGTTGATAACCGCACAAAAAACAGTTATTATATAAATTATTATATATTCCATTTGCATATACGTCTTTAATATTGAATTTATATTTAACATAATTGATAAAGGTTTTTTTACAAAAATAGTTGTGCAATTCTTCTATATTAATAAATGATAAAATGTAAAAAAATAAATCATTTGGTATATTCATATAAGGTATATATATTATAGAAAATAATTATAAAATATACTTAAAAGGATAATTGTAATACAATTATAAAATGTTGTATACAATTTTTTTAACATTATTTACATTAGCACACGCAAATAACTGGGAGAAGTTTTATGATTTCATACAAAAATTCAGACCATTGTATCACAGTAAAGAAATTTTTGAAAAACGTTTTGAGATTTTTTCAGAAAATATGATGTTTATAGAAAAAATAAATAATTTACAATCCAATTATACATTAGGAATAACAAAGTTTGCAGATATGACAGAAAAGGAGTTTAGTGAGTATCATTTGAAAGATTTTTCTATTTCAAGAACTTGTTCTTTATATAAACCAACTGGAGATAATATTCCCAAATCAATAGATTGGCGTGAACATAATAAAGTATCTAGTGTAAAAGACCAAGGACAATGTGGTTCATGTTGGTCATTTAGTGCAAGTGGGGCAATGGAAGGTGCGTGGGCAATAGCAAAAGATAATTTAATATCATTATCTGAGCAACAATTAGTAGATTGTTCATCAACATTTGAATACGGTAATCATGGTTGTAATGGAGGTCTTATGGATGGTGCTTTTAATTATGCAATTCATCAAGGTATGTGTAGTGAAGAAGAATATCCGTATAATGCAAAACAAGGTGAATGCATGAGTTGTGATATAGTAGCATCTTTTGAAAATTGTAATGACGTTCCACCAAACGACCAAGTTTCATTAGCAGAAGCAGTATCAAAAGGACCAGTTTCAGTAGCTATTGAAGCAGATACACGTACATTTCAATTATATACTAGTGGTGTAATAACAAGTGATGCATGTGGAACAAATTTAGACCATGGTGTATTAATAGTAGGGTATGGTGAAGAAAGTGATATTCCATATTGGTTGGTAAAAAATAGTTGGGGTAGTTCATGGGGAGAAGATGGTTATGTAAAAATTCAAAAAAGCAGTAGTACAAATGATGAAGGTGTTTGTGGTATTGCAATGCAACCATCATTTCCAATTGTTTAAAATATTTAAAATTCTAGAAACTTAAACCTGTCAGTTTTTTTTTTACATAATACAGTTTTTAATAAGAAATGATCATCTGTATAGTATACTGTATTATCTTGGAGTAATGCTGATAAAATAGGAAATGTTGTAATTGACATAATTAAGTTTTTACATTTCATCATTATGTATATATCAAATTCTACATCATCATTACCAATAATATAATTACTAATTTGTTTCTGATTATTAATTATATCTTGGTTGCATTCTTTCATTATATCTATTAAAAAATCTTTATCAGATTTATCATTATTTGTAATTAAATAAACAGGGCATTTAAATTTTTTATAACAATGATTTATTAGTTTAATTAGTTTTTGTTTTCCTATAAAGCATTGATAAACAAAACCCTTTTCTCCTTTGCAAGTATCATCCAATCTACAATGTATAAGTGTAGAATTACATATTGAATTATAATCATAATTATTTCTAAACATTATATCGTATTTTTCATGAAATTTTGATTTTAGCTTATGAAAACATCCACTATTATAAAATTGATCCGGAAACGGTTCATCTTTATAATTATATATTTCTTTTATTATTTGATAAGGTCCCCAATGATAATATCTTTGTTCTTCCATTGATTTACCTCTAATATTAATTTTTTTCATCCAGTTAGAATCAAAACTTCCGTTCCATAATAAATCATTACGTATAATACTTCTTTTTTCAGTTGTTTCAGAATTTTCTAATAAAAAATTATAAATAATTGTGTTTTTATATCTATTAGAACCTCTAATTTTATCTTGATGAGTATTATGAAATAATTTTCGTTTTGAAATATAAGATAAATAAATAGCAGCAATCCAAGGTATAGCATTAGAACCATAACGGTCAGTTCTACATGATATATAATATTGTTCTTCGTCTAAAATCATTATATATAATGTTAGTAAATAAATAAAATAATTTAATAGTATAATTAATTAAAAAACTTATAAGATTAAATATATGTATAATAATTTAGTTGGTATTGTAGGTGGTGGTCAATTAGGGCGTATGATGATAGAATCTGGTTATAAAATAGGTTTACAAACAGCAATACTAGATCCACATGGTAGTAATAGTCCTTCAGGAAAAATATGTCAAATATCTATAAAAGGTTCATTTCATGATATAGATAAAATGGATGAATTAGCCAATAAATGTAATATTATAACTATAGAAATAGAACATGTAAATGTTGATGTATTATTAAAATTAAAAGAAAATGGGATAAAAATAAGACCAGACCCACTTGGAATACAAGTTATTCAAGATAAATATTTACAAAAAATAAATATGAAAAAAAATAATATTCCACTAGGGGATTTTATAGAATTTAAAAATGGTGATGAAGAAAATATAGGTAATATATTTGGTTATCCATTATTATTAAAAAAAAAGAGGGAAGCATATGATGGAAAAGGTAATATTGTAATTGAAAATCTAGAAAATTTTAAAAAAAATATAAAAGCATTAAAAAATGCAAATAATTCATTATATGTAGAAAAATTGGTACCATTTACAAAAGAATTAGCTGTAATGGTAGTAAGTCATAAAGTAAGTAATACAATAAATGCTAAAAATATTGAAGAAAAAAATAGAATGCTTATTAAAGATAAAAATATAGAATTACTATGTTATCCGGTAGTAGAAACTTTTCAAAAAAATAATATATGCAATTCTGTATTAGCACCTGCAACAATAACAGAAGATATAAAAGAAAAATGTTGGAATATAGCTATGAATTCTATTGCTTCATTACCTGGTAATGAAAATGTTGGTATTTTTGGTGTTGAATTATTTTTATTAAACAACAATACAGTATTATTTAATGAAATAGCACCGAGACCACATAATTCAGGTCATTATACCCAAGATTCTTGTTATATTGACCAATTTGAAGCACATTTACGTGCAATATGTGATTTACCAATAAATATTTCATCATTAAAAATGAAAACAAATATAGCATATATGGTAAATATTCTTGGAACTGGAAATAATGATACAACCATGAATATTTTAAATAATGCAATGAAATTAGATAAAGCTAGTGTGCATTGGTATGGTAAAGATGAATGCAAAAAAGGGAGAAAAATGGGGCATTATACAATTACTGGAAATAATATAAATGATATAAATGAACAATTAGATGCATTATCATTTTATTTTAATTAATTAGTTAATAATCTCCGTAAAGAATTATTTTCTGATAAAAGTTCTTGAATAGTATTTTCATATTGTAAAAACTTTTTTTTTATGATTTCATGTTCAATTATAGCATCATGAAAATCTTTGTATATCTTTAATTCTTTTTCTAATTCCATAATATGCTTAGTATATCTTTCAATTATATTTTTATACAAATCATTATTTTCTCTAAAACAAGAAATCATTATAAGATAATAAAAAATTAATAAAAATAAATATCAATTTTAATTAATTTTAATAACCTAATTCATATCCACATTTTGAACATATATAATATGTTTCAGGATATGCACAAGTTTCAACATGTCTTTTAAAATCATGTTCGCAACAACGATATATATCAGATTGAACACTTGAGATTTTATTTTTTAATTCTTCAACTTCATTTAATTTTTTATAATATTCTTTTTCTAGGAATTCTTTTTTTTGAAAAAGTTCTTCCATTCTTATTTAAAATAATGTAGATACTATAATTTTTCAATTTTTATTTATAAAAAATATAATTTAACAATCAATTGAGTAATTATCACACTCTTTTTTATGATATTGATAACCATACCAAGCATTATAACCTTGTTGTCTATATACAGTATGTGCACAATTTGCATTTTTCTGGCAATCAAATAAACTATTACAACTAGTACCACATTCATTATATTTAGAATCAGGGTCGCCTGAGCACCAATAATAACTATTAATTTGTAGCAATCCATAATCAGTGGAACCATCCGTATTTTTGTTAGTTGCATCACAATTATAAGAGCTTTCGTATTTTGCTATGCACACCATTGTAGGTACTTGTGATGAAGAAAAACCAGCCTTTTGTAAATATGCAGCAACATCGCATTCGCTTTGTTTATTATATTGTACACTATCACTTGTATTAAAACTATAAGCAAAAGAAAAAAATAATGAAAAAAGTAATATTAATCTCATATAATAATACCACGTCAGAAGTTTTTATATAGTTTTTATACTTATAATTCACTTTTGAATAAATTATTAAAATTTTGCACTTCTATTTTATTTTCTTCTACTTGAAATAATTTATTAATCAATGTATCATCTCTAAAACGAATTGTATAGTCTTGTTGAAGATGACCTCTTCCACAACGTCCTAATGTTTGTATAATTTTTTCTTGTGTAATATTTGATAAATCCTTTGCAATATATTCGTGGCAAAACTGATAGTTTGTACCATAAATATAATCACCATTTGCTAAAATTAAATACAATTTCTGTTCCGATGCGAATTCTTTTACCATTTCAGTATAAGTAATAGATTTTTTTTGTGAAAATAAACCAATACCTAATAACAACAATATTTTCCAAATATCTTCAATATCATTAATAGACATAATTCTTTCAATATCATCATCATTAATATTGCTAGAATATGGTTTTTTTACATTAAAATCATTAATATCTACAAATCGTTTTAAGTGTTCTAGTGTATTTGGTATATATTTATTCATCATTGATACAGGTTTAATTAAACTAGTTAGTGAATTAATTTCTTTTTGAATCTGTGTAGCTACTGTATCCAATTTTACATTTGAGTTTTTATCTTTATTTTTACCAGATTTTGTTTCATCGGAATTTGAATTATTTTTTTTATTTAAATAATCTTCTAATTTTTTTTCAGTTTCATTTATTTTATGATTAACTTTATTATTAAATTTAATAGTTTCATCAATTTCTTGCATAATGCTTTTTGGTATATCAGCTTGTATAAGACAGAACTTTGCTATTTTATCAATGTCTTCTGCAATGTAAATAGTTGGACCATCTGTTAATGTATGAGCATGTTTTGTAGTAATTGATGTTAGATTAGTAGGATCTTTTTTATTATCTTCATCCTTTTGCGGTATAATTTTCAATGTTCTTTGGTTTTGAAAATACTGATAAATATTTTGCCAAGTTTCATTAGTATTTTTTATATTTTGAAGTATATGTAAATAATTTTCTTTAATTGTATACATACATACATCTTCAATATTATCAAAATAATTATCAATATAATATTCATCACTAGTTAATAGTTTATTATCATTAATATATAATATGAATTTGGATATTTCATGTAAATCAAAATACCTTAAAATAGTTTTATATTCAAAGCAATGTTTTGAACAGTTATAAATATCTTCATAATTATTATATAAATAATGTGGTAATTCAACATAACCATATTTATTAAGAATAGGTATAGTTTTTTTACAATCGTCACTACTAATAGTATAAATCATAGAATCATTGAATTTACATTGAAAGTCTATAATAACATTTTGTATTTCATCTTCTTTTGGTAGTGTTGCTGATGATAAAATAATATTAGGAATTTTATTTTTGTTCCAAACATCTTGAATTATACTATGAAATTCATGATTTTCATAATCTAGTGTAATAGTAGGTTCATCCCAAAACATAATAATATTTTCAGGTTCATTAAATGAGCACATATAATACATTGCATATAAATAGGATTTAATATCACATATCATAATTTCTACCTTATCGCCAACACTGTTATCTACTTTTTTTTTTCCATCTTTATATTTAATATGTTCATATGTACCATCACGTCTTACATATTCGCTCGCAGCATTGTAATGCAATCTAATATCATCACTAGATGAGCAACCAAATGCAAAAGCAACTTTTTTCCCAGAACTAATAGCACTTCTACTTAAAGATATACCTACATGTCTGGCAGCACAAAGAAATATAATTCTATATTCATTAGATAATCCAATTGGTGTCAATGTTTTACCAGTAGCTGTAGGAGCACTGTATAAAATCATTTTAGAATTTTTATCATTTTTACAAATAGAATATATTTGTTTTTGATGTTCATATAATTTTTTATCGGCATAATAATTTATAAATTCATTTTTTTCAATATATTCTTGTGAATTTTGTAATATATATTTTTTATTAGAAAGAGAATAGAACTTATTAATAATAAAATTAATATAACTAAGAACATATTTATTTATATTAGTGATTTTATTATCCTTAACTTTAAGATAGCTATATAAATAATAACTCCACTTATTGCTTTTCTTTTTGTATTTTTTTAAAATCAGACTAACTAATTCCAAAATTTGAAATTCAAATATATAACTATTATCAATTTTATCTTTAATATTCAATCGCATTGTATCAGCTTTTTTTACATGTACTTTTTTAAAATTATTTTCAATATTAAAATTTAATTCATATTTTTTTATTTCTTTTTCAATATCATTTTTAAAATATTTTTCAAATATTAAATATTCAATACCTTCATTATATGGTATTTTTAAAAAGTTAATAATAGATGTATTGTAATTATATTGAATATTTTCATTATAATATCCATCAGATATCATTTTTAATATATCAACCTCATTATTATCAACTTTAATCTCAATAGAATTCCATTCATCTCTGTTTAATTTTCTTTGTGTTAAGTCCATATTTATCTATACATTAGTAATTTTAAATTAAAATTCAATTTTTGTTAAAAAATATAAATTAAAATAATAAATAAAAATATGAATATTTTAATTACAGGTGGAAGTGGATTTTTAGGGAGTCATTTATGTAATTATTTACTAGAAAACGAAGACAATATTGAAAAGCTATATTGTATAGATAACAATTATACAGGTACTATAAGTAATATAAGTGAATTATTAAAAAATGATAAATTTATATTTATTGAGGAAGATATAGTTACTTTCAATATAGATTATTTTAAAAATATAAATATTGAACAAATATATCATTTGGCATGTCCTGCTTCACCAAAAGCTTATCAAAAACAACCAATAGAAACAATGAAAACAAGTGTAATTGGCACTTTAAATATGTTAAATTTAGCAAAAGAAAAAAATGCAACTATACTTTTTACTTCAACTTCAGAAATATACGGAGACCCATTAATTCATCCTCAAAAAGAGGAATATTGGGGTAATGTAAATCCAATTGGTATCCGTTCGTGTTATGATGAAGGCAAAAGGTGTGGTGAAACTCTTATGATGGATTATTTAAGAAGCTATAATACTAAAATAAAAATAGCTAGATTATTTAATACATATGGACCATATATGGATAAAGAAGATGGTAGGGTTGTAAGTAATTTTATTAATCAAATAATAACTAATCAAAATATTACATTATATGGTGATGGTAGTCAAACAAGAAGTTTTTGTTATGTAGATGATACAATATGCTGCTTACATAAATTAATGAATAGTTCAAATAAGATAACTGGACCTATTAACATTGGAAATCCAAATGAAATATCCGTAAAAGAACTAGCAAATATTATATTAGATTTAACAGATGATAGCACTTCAAAAATAATTTATAAACCTTTACCAGAAGATGACCCTAAACTTAGAAAACCAGATATATTTAAAGCAAATAAATTATTAGAATGGAAACCAAAAATAGAATTAAAATATGGTTTAATGCAAACAATAATGTATTTTAAAAAAATACAAAATGCAAAAAAAGAAAATAATTTTGAAAAAAATAAATTATTGAATAAATCAAAACAAATAGATATATCTGTAATTATGGGTTCAGACAGTGATTTACCTATTATGAAAAATGCATGTGAAATATTAGATAAATTTAATATATCATATGAATGTACTATTGTAAGTGCACATCGTACTCCAGAAAGAATGTTTAACTATGCAAAAAATGCTTATAGTAGAGGTATCAAAGTTATTATAGCAGGTGCAGGTGGTGCAGCTCATTTACCTGGTATGATTGCTTCAATAACAACTATTCCAGTAATAGGTGTTCCTATAAAAACAACATCATTAAATGGAGAAGATTCATTACTATCTATAGTACAGATGCCTAAAGGTGTACCAGTTGCAACCGTAGGAATTAATAATTCAATAAATGCAGGGTTGCTATCAATAAAGATACTTGCTTGCAAATATAATAATTTAAATGATAAAATAAAAGAATTTATGGAAAGTCAAGAGGAGGAAGTATTAAAAAAAGCAAAAAACTTGGAAGAATTAGGACATAGTAATTATTAAATATTTATTTATATATTTATAATAAATATTTATCATTAGTTTTGCTATATAAATTGTAAAATTTTTTTATTATACTCATTATATTGTTGTAATTATTTTTACAAAATAGCAATAATTAAAGTTTTATATAGAATATATATATATTATGAAAATTACATTTTTAAAAAGGTTAAAAAATAAATACTTGATTGCATTATTAATCATATTCATTTTATTATTTTTATTCGGTTGTTGTTATAAGTATTATTATTCATATTATAATGGAAATATAGATGAAGTGCTATACGAAGGATTCCAAGCCAAAGGATATAATATAAAAGAATTATCAAAAGAACAACAAGAAGCTGTAAAAAAATTTGCTTCAGCAACATTTAATATTATTTTTAAATTAACAAATGAATTTAATAAGTCTGATTTAGGAAAAATTACTAAATCATCTTTTGAACAAATAAAAAATAATAGCGAATATGAAATTCGCATTTGGAATGAAGCATATAAAGAGTTTTACGAACAGGGACTTGTTGCTATATTTGGTGATGGTTTAAGAAATGCAATTAAAAGCAAAATACGAGATATAATAAGAACAGAGGTTGATACTATATTAAATGAAAAACAATATAATAAAGGTATTATAACAGACAATGTTTCAAAAATTATTGAAGACCAAATTCAAAAAAGTGAAAAAGAAATAAATGTTATGAAAGATAAAATGAAGCAAGAAGAAGAAAATTTAAGAATGTTAAGAACCCAACTAAAATAAATGACTACCAAGGATTTATTATTTAATTTTTTACTAATGTTGTTAATGGTGTAATCATTTTTAAGATATAAAAAAGCTTTATATTTTAAAAAAATTAAATTATATTTTTACCATCTAGATTTTTTTACACTTATTCTTTGACCAGTGTTTCTTCTATTTTTATTAGGGTCATATGCTTCATCTTCGTCATCAGAACCCAGATTTTTGGATAATTCCCAAAATTCTTTAGAACCTAATCTAAAATCGTTATGTGGATCAGCTTTATACCAGAATATTTGGTCATTTAGTTTATTTGATTTAGCATTATTATTTATTACTAAACATTCAAAATTTTCTGTACATTGGTCCATAACTTGACAAAAGGATTCAAATGTAGGAAACATACCAGCATAGTTTTCATAAATACGCTTTCTATTTGTTATGTATGGTTCTCTTAAAATAAATACATAATCAATATTAGTTCTTAGATTAGGGGGAATACCAAGAGGATATTGCATAGTAATAATTAGCATAATCTTCCAATGTCTACCATTCATAAAAAGCAATCTCATCATTTTATCTCTTGCCCAACTATTATCATACAAACAATCATCCAATATAACAAAAGCTCTAGGGTCAATAGTAGACCTTTTATACATTTCAGTTTCTTTTCTTATTTGTTTTAATACAGTTCTTTGTCTTTGCATAATTTTTTCTATAATAGCGGTATTATATTCATTATGAATAAATAATTTAGGAACATGTTTTCCATAAAACCCGTTTCCTTCTTCTGTACCAGATATAACTGTTCCGATAGGAATATCTTGTTGATAATATAATAAATCTCTTACTAAAAAACTTTTACCAGTATCACGCCTACCAATTAATACAATTACAGGTCCTTTATTTTCATTTGGCTTAAAACTTATATTTTTCATACTAAATCTTTTTAATTCTAATGACATAAATTAATAAAATAGGAAAAAATAATTAAATTAACTAATTATTTATGTCAAAAGATGAATAAATTAATATTTTATAAATATCATAAAATGATTATAGAAAACAATATAATTAAAGAAGATAAACTTTTTGATAATATAAAAGAAATAGCAGAGTTAGAAAAAATACAATTATATATACCACTTTACGATTCCTTATTTAAAGAAAAAAATTTAAATGCAAGTCTGAAAGATTTAAACATTTTAAGCAAAATAAAAAGTTGTGAAAGAAATAAATTTGATTTAGAAGATAATAATTCATTTTTTATAAAATATAGTCCATTATTAGATCCAGTTAAATATTTGTGTGGAAAATATGAAAATATTAATATTTTTAAATTACCAGAAGAAAGTAAACCAAGTATTAATAATAAAGTGTCAAATCCAACTGATAAAATATGTGATATGAACAATTTTTCTTATATTGATAGTTTTTTTGCTTATTTAAGTGGAACACTAAAAGAAAAATATGGTTTCATTCATGGTTTAAACTTTTTTGGTTCTTTTTTAGCGATAAAAAATAACTATAAAATAAATATTGCAGATGATTTTGAATTATTATGTAAATCCGATTTTTTTAACAGTAATATAAATGAATTATTTACTTTAGACAATTTTGATCATGAGGTTTACAATAATTATACACATAAGTATAAAAATAGATTATTAATTGAAACATTTAAAAACAATGAAAGCATATTTAAATTTGATGATTTAAATAAAGATTATGATGCTGTATTTGAATCAAATAAAAAAGTGGAAGAAAATCAAGACAATGTAAAAAGCAATGAATTAGTACAAATATATGAATGTAATGATGAAATGAATGATAGTGATGATGATGATATTTCTTGTAGTTCAGATAGTAGTAATACTGATAATTCACTAATCAGTTTAGATTCCAATGAAAGTATAGAACACAAGTACGATAGCAGTGATGATGATAATTATAGTGATATAGACGATGAAGACGATGAAGACGATGAAGATGATGAAGATGATGAAGATGATGAAGATGATGAAGAAATATTAGCAACCATTAATAAATATCCTGTACAAGTAATATGCATGGAAAATTGTGAAGAAACTATGGAATATTATATTAATCAAAATAAAGAAAATTTAACAGATAAGCATTGGGCTTCTATGCTAATGCAAGTAATTATGTCATTAATATTATATCAAGAGTTATTTAGTTTTACACATAATGATTTGCATACTCATAATGTAATGTACACTAATACTGAAGAAAAATATTTATTTTATTACTATAATAACAAATGTTATAAAGTACCAACCTATGGAAAAATATTTAAAATTATTGATTTTGGTAGAGCAATATATAAATTTAATAATATTACTTATTGTAGTAATAGTTTTAGCAGAGGTGAAGATGCTGATACACAATATAATTGTGAACCATATTTTAACGATAAAAAAGCTAGATTAGAACCAAATAATAGTTTTGATTTATGTAGATTGGGTTGCTCATTATTTGATCATTTTGTATCTGAAATGAGTGAATTAGAACTAGTAAGAAAAAATGAAGAAATTGGTAAAATAATAATAGAATGGTGTGAAGATGATAAAAAAAGAAATATTCTTTATAAAACAAATGATGAGGAGAGATATCCTGACTTTAAATTATATAAAATGATTGCAAGAACTGTACATAATCATGTACCTAAAGAACAACTGGAAAGAGAAATTTTTAAAAAATTTGAAACTTTTAGAGAATGTGTACCAAGTCCAAATATGTTAATGAATTTTGATGAAATTATTGAAAACTTCACTTCTATCCATAAAATCAATAAAGAAAATAGTTAACCAAATAGAGTATTTTGAAATGTTTAATGTTCTTAACAAATATAAAATAATAGAAATATACAAAACATTTAAATCATTATATTCAATATACCATATAAGATATACCATTAATAATTCTGCACTATATATAATACTCCACGTGGATTTGTCTATTATATTTTTTCTTAATAAGGTAAGTCCAAATGCTGATGTTTGTATAGCTGGTAGTGTAGAAAATACTAATATTGTATTTATTTGTGGTTGAAAACAACCACTACAAATTAATGTTGCACCCATTTGACTAATACTAAAAAATGAACTATACATTTTTTTAATAGATGAATTGCTAATTTTTTGATGATTACCTCTTACAGTAGATATATTTTTATCTCCAACAGAAAATGTTATCAAATCTGCAAATAATAATGTTAATAATACGATTTCTTTAGAATAATCTGGAAATAAAATAATAAAGCAACCTCTATAAGCAAAAACCATAGAATGCAATCTTAATTCTTCCCAAATAAACATATTAGAACGACTTTGAAAAGTTCTTTTACTAATAACTTTAAAAATAAAAGATGATAAGTGAATAAAGAAGTGTGGTAGAAGTGTATTTACATTTAAATAATATTTATTATAAAAAAAATAATTAGTGAATTGATATAAAAAATTTCCTAAACAACATAATCCAGGTAATTTATGTAACCAATATGGGTCTTCGTGTGTAATTAATTTATTAATCATTATACTTTTCCATAATGATTAATATTTAAATTCAAATATAAATTATTTAAAATTCAGGTTCATTTGTAAAAGCAGATACATTAGTTTTTTCTCCAACAAAACTATTTACATTCAATTCCCCAATTTGTTCAGAAATATAGAAACTACATATTACACTTAAAAATACTAGCAATGAGTCTCTTATAATATATTTAACAACTAATTCCTTTTTTTTTATAAATTTTGTATCAACTATTTTAAATAATAGAAATACAATACTAACTATTATAGAAATAAAATAAGTGTTTTCCATATATTTTACTAAAAGATATTTGGAATTAATGTTATTACGCAATATAAATGATTAAATATGTTGATTTAAAAATAAAGAAAATCCTAGTAATACATCCATTGTTAAAGGTATCCATGCTATTCGTTGTTGTTGAAATAGGTATATAGAAGCGCATATATATAACAATCCATGAATTAAGCGATATTTAGCCCACCATGTAGAACCACCACCTTCTGGTGCGTTCATACGTTTATTAAAAATATATAGGTATAAAAATGAGGCGCCAATAATACTAGTTAGTAAACCAAATATAGGAAGCCATAACTTGGGTATAATAATTGGAATATATGCAAATATAATTCTTATACCAATGCAACCTATTAAAAAATATAAAATGCGATTTTGTTCAGATAGCATTATATAATACAAATACATTATTTATGAATTTCTATATGTGAAATTAAAGTTCTTCATAATCTAGTTGGATATTATCATTAATTTTAAGGTCTTTAGAAATATCATGTATATCAAGTATATCTAAATCTACATTAGAATCCTCAATTTTAAGTATTCCATCATTGAATTCCTCAGTATGTAATTCATCATTACCATCAAGTACACTATTTTCTTTATTAAAACTGATACTAGGTTTTTCACTAAAATCATCATCAACAGATAATTCAACATTATCTTTTTCTTCAGTATCAATCTTTATAAGTGGTTTTGATGTATCTAATTCTTCAAAATTATCATTTTCTTCTTTCATCATTTGTTCTTCTTTTGCATTATCATCTAATACATCATTTATTTCTTTATTTTCTGAAGATTCGTCTAAACTAACATTTTCTTGTGAAGACGTATTATTATCTTTATTAATTGGTTCTTCCTCAGTTTTTTCTAAATTTTTACTTTCATCTGGAACTACAACCTTTTCTTCTTTAATTTCTTCAGTAATAACCTCCTCAACACTTTCATCCATATAATTTTTAATAATACTTTCAATAGGTAAGCTATCTCTAATACTAACCATAATACAATCTTGAATAATAATTTCTAATTCTCTATTATTTTTTTGTTTTAAAAGAGGTGGTATATCTTTTTCAAATAAATATACATTTGAGTATATTTTTCTTGCAGAATTAATATAGCATTTATGAATAAAATCATCTAATTTTGGTATATTAATATCTATTTTTTTTTGTTGTTGTCCAACTCTCATACATGTTAATACCTTTAATTGAATAATATGAACACAACTGATTAAATCTTCTAAATAACTACAACCACTTCTTTCAATAATTCTACTGCATTCATCTTTTATAATATTTGCATTCCATTTTGGAACTCTAGCTATAAAATTTTGAAATGTCATTAAATATTTATTAGATTCATCGTTTTTTTCACATAATGTTAAAGCTTCTTTATAAATAGAATTAAAGCCTTCTACAACAAGTGGTGTTAAAATATTCACAAGCCTAGCACACCATTCATTTTTAGATTCCTGTAATGAAGTTAATGTAAAATCATCCATATTAAATAAAGGTTATATTTTCTAAACTATCAGAATAACGTATAAATAAAAAATATAGTAAAAATAAAATTAACAATTTTTCATTTTTTAATTTTTTGCATATATTATGATATGATATCAAGAGTGTATGTTTTTTTAAATTATTCATTTTAGATTTTTCAATATAATTTATAATATCTGAACCATGAAATGATTTATTATATAATTTTTCAGAAAGATTAATTAAATCAATAAATTTATATTTACTAATATTTCTAGGTTGTAAAAGTTTTTTTAATTCTTTGTATCTTTTTTCTTTATCGTTTATGAAATAATTATAATTATGTAAATTAATTAAATTATTATCAATTTTAACAATAGGAACATATATTTCACAAAATCTAGATAATATTGGTTTTAATAATTTATATTTATTTTCTACTACAAGGAAGAAACGAGTAGTATTACTAAAGAGTTCAATGCATCTTCTAAGTGCTGATTGTGCATCATGTGTTAAATAATCAGCATTTAACAATATAACACTTTTAAATATACCATTATTTGTAGAAATATTAGTCTTTGAAAATAATTTTAATTCATCTCTAATAAATTTAATACCTTTTCCATGTGCACAGTTAGCAGTTAATATATAAAACTGTTTCTTTATTTTATCATTATCATATAAATCATTAATAAAATTAAATAATAATGTTTTTTTTCCAGTTCCATAAGAACCATGAAAAATAATATTTGGTATTTTTTTCATATTTTTCCACGAATTTAAAGTATTTTTTATTGACTCGTGAATATTCAAAGACATAATATTCCTTTTTATAACTATTTAAATTATTTTACTAATAAAATAAAGAAATTAAATATTATATGTATTTTTTTTTTATTCCAGATTTAAATAAAATAAAAAAAGATATAGATTTTGATAGTATTATAAAAAATATTACGAAACTAGAAAATCCTTTACCTGGTACAGAATTAGGTGTTCCAATAAGTATTTTTGAAAATATTTTTACAAAGTTGCATTATAATTTCAAACCAAGCATTCCAAATATATTTTGGTTGAATTCATTATTAGGATATGCAACATATGGTTTAGATAGATATTTAGATGCGCTTGAATATAATAATACAGAAATAAAAAGCAATGTAAAAAAATCAAAGGTTGCTCTTTATGAATATATACTAGAAAATGAAAAATCTATAAAAATTTCATTAATAACAACATATGTTATATTAATAAACTATTTTTCTCAAACAGAAGAAACAGCATTTTTTCTACCATTATTATTGTTAAGTACTCAATATAAAAATATAAAAAAAAATTTTAGTGGTTTAAAATCATCTTTTATTGGAGTAATGTGGGTAATATCAACAATTATATTACCATGTGTAATTTATGAAAATAATTTTAATATAATAGATGATTATCAAGTATATTTGCCTGCATTTTTTTCTTTAGTTTCTAGTAGTAATTTAGCAGATATTAAAGATATAGAAGAAGATAAAATAAATAATGTAAATACAATACCAGTTTTATATGGAAAGGATACTGCATATGGTTTTAGTGTAGCGACAGTATTACTATCATTTTTTATATTTTTAAACCACCCTAATTTTCATTTAAATATTGAAAATACATTATTTGAAATAAGTAATATTGGAAACTTATATGCAATATATAAACAACGAAATGATACATTAATTTAAGATCTTAATATTATAATTTAACTTTCTAAAATAAGAATTTACTAATAATTTAGTTTCTAAATTGTTTTCATTATTTATTGCGGATAATACTAAATAAGCTAATGAATTTCTATAATTATCAAGATTACTATTATCCCTATCAAAAGTGCCTTCAATAAAACTATTATGGGCAATATTTGCATATTTATCATCTAAAATATCAGAATGCCCAAAATCTTCAATATTTATGGATGTTATTTTAGTTTTACTATCTTTTATATTTTCTAAATGATTAGATAACATCTCAAATTCAAAACTATTAGCGGATTCAAATAGTGTTTTAAATTTAATATTTTTTGTTTCTAATTTAAAAGCAGGTATAAACGGTATTTTGGGAGGAAAAAAATTCCATTTATAAGATTTATCTGCATGGATAATATACATATTTTCTAAATATGGTATTTTATAATTAATTTTATTTAAGTAAAACTTTTTAAATAATTCAAATGCGTCTAAGTTTAAATTTTCAAAATAACTACTATCAACAGGATCAAAAAATATAGCATTTAAGATATGCTTATTTTTTTCACATACTTTTAATGCAGGTGTTGCACCAGAAGAATGAGCTACTATATTGATGCTTCCTTTTTCTTTACTGTGTATTTCATCAACTAACTCATTAGCATTTTCAATATCACCATTGCAAATATAACAACAAATATCATTTTTAACGAGATTTGTTAAAAAATCACTATAAATATCATTCGGTATATATCCGTTTAAACCACCAAAAAATAAAACGTTTTTTTTTTCAGTTTTTAAAGTTAATGGTTCTAATACTTTAAAATCAGCATCATTTATTTTTTTTATATAAGATTTATGTGGTATGTTCAAAGAATTAAAAATAGGTAATAAAAATAATAAAAAGATTATCATTATAGTTATTTTAAACAATATGTTTTAAATGATTTAAACTTAATAAGTTAATAACAATAATGAAACCGAAAATTAATATATTAAGATTTGTTTACAGAGCATTTTTAACAGGATTTCCTTTTATTACTTATAATCCATTTAATAGCAATACTTTTCAAACTAGTTTTGATGTTCAACCATATAGTACTTATGTAAATTATAAATTAGATAATAGTGGTATTAATTATTTAAATAACTATTTATTTAGAAATACAAATAATTTAAAATTAGAGCCAGTTTCAATTGGAAAAGAGATGGAAAAAAATTATTTTATGAGTATCAATATTTATAATTGTACAAGCCCATTGTTTTCCTTTATAAAAAAAGAACCAATAACACGTTGTGAAATAAATACATATGTTAAAAATGAAGATGGTGAAATAGGGACTTTGATTTTGAGTTATGCTTCAAATATGCTATCTATGGACCCAATTAATATATTTAAAAAAGCTTCTAATTTAACAAATTTTGATTATGTAAATAACATTATTTATTGTAGAGCAATTAATTCAAAATTTAATTTTTCAATAAATTTCAATGTAAATAAAAATGATAAATTATTTTTTACAGATAAAAATTTACATCTTTATACAGATAATATATTTTATAGAAATGGAATAATTGACAAATTATATTATGATTCATCATTAATAAATTCTTTGTGTCAAGTACCTTCTTACTATAATAATTTATATTTTAAATTTGAAGATTTAATATTAACAAATCCGCATAGTATTTTTTATTTTAAAAATAAAATATCATTTAGTGGTACAATGTGGGAAAATTTAAAAGAATTTAAAATTGATTAGTTAAAAAAAAAATGGATAATGCAAATAATATAAATATGGGAACTACAGCTTCAACACAAATATCTCAAGAAAGAAATACAGTATTTTCAGATATAACAACAAAAGAAATACAGGCTCATGATTGTTTAATAGATACAATGCTTGTATTAAATGAAAAAAATATTAATAATTTAAATAATAGTTGTAAAGCATTTATACCAAATATTTCATATGGTATAATAGTAAATGTTTTAACTCCGAAATCATTTACTATATTATGTCCAATAATGTGTGAGACTGTTAATAATAAGTATAAATTATATAGATTTATTTTACATTTGAGAAATGTTATTGTACCCGAATTAGAAACAGATAATAAAAATGAAAAAGAAGCATCTTTAATGGCAATAAATATAATATCTGAATTATTAGTAGGAACTCGTGTTTATATAAATAATTTAAGTTTGGATATAGATGGTAAAATATTATGTGATTTAGAAATTAGTTTATCAAATAGGAATGTATCGCGTTTTATAATAGATAATAAACTTGGTATTTCAAATATAAGTAAAAAACCAGATAATTGGCTAAGCTACATTGATAAAAAATAAAATATTAATATATTTTAAATGTCCAACTTAAAAAAAACATCTAGTAAAGATAATTTTTTTAAAATGATTGATTCACATATATTAGCAGAACAAAAAAAAGAAGAAAAAGAGTTAAAAGATTATTTAGGTATACTACAAATAAACGAACAAATTTTTATAGATATGTATAAAGAATTAATAAAAAATTTAAAAGATACTAAGGGTGAATTATCTGAAATATACGAAGAAATAGATACAACAAAAAAAGAAATAAAAAATCAAAGTGAAATCTACAAAAAAATAAAAGATACAATAGAAATATTATATTTATGGGAACCAAATTTATATAAATCAATGAAAGAAAGATACGAACAAATTAATGAATTAAATGAACAATTACAATTTATGTTAAATACACAAGAATTAGAAAAAGAAAAAGAAATGAATGAAGAGCAATTATTTAATGAAAGAAATATTTTTAAGATATTAGAAAATAAAGTAAATGATTTAAAACAGCATATAAAAGAATTAAAAGAATCAAGAAATGATATTAAAAAAGAAAGAAAAAAATATACAATTATAATGGATAATATAAATAAATTATTAATGCATAGAAAAAATAATCAAAATATTATAGCGAAAATAAAAAAAGAATTAGAACAAAAACAAGATTATATAAATACAGATACATTAATAAATAGGTTTAAAAAATTAAAATCAACTAGTCCAATATTATCAAATAGTCCAAAAGTTAATAAATCAAAAACTCCAAAAAGATTTTCACCAATAATTGATATTGAAGATAAAAGAAAAAGTCCAAAATTAAAGGGCGGAAAAAAACAAAAAAATAAAAAGACAATGCGAAAAAATAGAAAAAAAAATAAAAAGAAGACTATTAGAAA